GTTGGATGCAACAGTTCTTCGTAATACATCTAAAAAACACCGACTCCTTAAAAAGATTCTAGTGAAAGGAATCTCTCTATTATGGGATCCATCCTCAAATGATCTCTTTGATGGACCTGCATGGGATGACAATCAACGTTTGCTAAGAATGGGTGAGTTAGTTTCACCTACTTCGATTCGCTTTCTGATTTGATATCCTCCAACCATGAAGCACATACTTCATCCCATGTTTTGAATGTAAAGTTTCTAGCAGATGACTTCATATCATCTAGAGAAGTGATTGCAGAATACATTGCATTTGCTACTTGCTTGTAATCAAATGTTGGACACCAGAGTCCAAGAGGCATTGCTCCTGAAAAATAGGTACGATCTGTTGGTGGAATAAATGTACAGACTTTCTCATCCATGAATGAACGATAGGTTCCAATGTCTGTCACAATCTGAGGAGCACCTGTATACAAGTGTTCAATTTGACAGAGACCAAATCCTTCTCCATCCGATAAATTGATTCCAAGATCTGCTGCATTGTAAATTTCATTGATTGCAGTATCTGGAAGTGGAGTTTTAGAGGTATCCACTAACATTAGACGCTTCATATAGTCATCTTTATTCAACCCTTGACGGGTTAACTCGGTTTGGTAAATACGTCCTGCATCATAATAGGATCCATGTTGAGGATTCAAACCAGTAACAATCATCATATAATAAGGTTTTGTTGGATTTTTACGAATGAGTTCAACAAATCCCATAATTGCAAGATCATGTCGTTTACGTTGAGTATTACGATTTGCATTGACAATCAAGATTGATTCAGGATTTATTTCCATAGACTTACGAATCATACTTCTTGCAGAGGGATCCATCTTTGTAAACAATGTCTTGTCAACTGCATTCTCCAAAACACGAATGTCTGGAAATGAACCATATTTTGCATAGACATCTGCCCAGTATTGAGTGAAGCAATAAATACGGTCTGCGTTCTTGTTCATGCTCTCAATCAAAGGTGGTGCAATACCTTCATACACTTGATCAACATATAACCACAACTTGTAAGAAGATTCACCTTTCTTGAACTTCATTGCTTCAATGAATCGGTGAATGATAAGTGGATCATTGTAAATCATCACTACATCTGGATTGACCATCTCTAGATACTCGTGAATTTTGTTGAATCCAAATCCTTCTTCTTTTGGGTCTTCATTTGCTGCTGCATCATACGCAACGATTCCTGATGGAACCTTACGCATATTGCTATTTGATGGATGTCTTTGAAATCCAAAATGGTAGGTTTTTACCTTTGGAGCAAGCGTTGAAAGTTGCTTGAGAAGATTGAAGACAACCTTTGAATATCCAGTAGTCTGATCCACATGTGTGCTTACGAGAACGAACCTCATTGGATAATAGACTCTTTTCCTCTATAAATGACAAATGCAAGTCAACTCTGCACAAGATTATTTGACGAATCAGAAACGCCGTATCATTGCTAAATCTTTAGTGTCTTCGCCTCCTCCTCAGAAGCGAAGAACCAATGGTCAGTACATTGGAGTCATTGCAAACAAATCTGAACGATATACACGTTTTGTAGGAGGAGTAGGTATCAATACAGTAGGACCTGCTACACTTGGAGCAACCTATTCATCTTCATGCTGTGTTCCTTCCAATTCTGCTTCCACGACATATCTGGTCTAAACCATTCTAAGTAGATACTAATAATGCCAGGTGGTCTTCTCCAACTTGTTGCGATAGGAGCACAGAATGAACTTGTTAATGGAAGTCCATCTATGACCCATTTCAGAGCAGTATATCGTCGTCATACTAACTTTGCAATGGAGTCTATTCGAATGACTTTTGGTAGTTCAAATTTAGAGTTTTCTCCAACAACTACACGAACTATCTCATGTCGTATTGACCGATATGCACAGATGCTTCACGATACATATCTTGTGATTACACTTCCTGATATTTGGTCTCCTCTTTCCTATCTTGGATTAAACATCAGACCTCCTACAGGATATGATCAACGATCTACTGCAATTGTATATGAATTTAAGTGGATTGAAAACATTGGATACAACTTGATTGATTCAGTTGAAATCACTGCAAATGGACAGAGTCTTCAACGACTCAGTGGTGAATGGTTGAAATTCTACTCCTATTTGACACATGATGCAAATAAACGAGCGATTGTAGAACAGATGACTGGACACGTTCCTGAATTAAATGATCCAGCAAATGCGTATGGACGACTTGGTCAATATCCACATGCTGTTGCTCCATTAAATCAACCTGGTGGAATTCCTAACACAAAAGTTCCTGAACCATCTATTCGTTCACGTCAATTGATTATTCCTTTGCATTTCTGGTTTGCAGAGAATCCAGGTATGGCACTTCCGTTAGTCTCTATGCAAAACTCAGAGGTGTTTATCAATGTAACTTACCGACCCTTGAATCAATTGTTCACAATTATAGATGTGAATCCTTCAAGTTCTACGTATGGTCAACGCATTCGTTCTAATGATGGTCTTGGACGTTTTTTATCACCTCCTCTTGCAGATGGAACTATTAGCAATCCTAGTTTATCCACCTTTTTTCCAGATCCTTATTTGGAAGGTAACTTCATCTACTTGACTGAAATGGAGATGGCACAACTTGCAACTGCAGATCAGACATTCTTGGTCAAAACTATTAAATTTGTCAACAATCCAGGACAATATGGTGGAAATTCAGATATTGAAATTCCCTTCTTCAATTTAGTGACTCGTATTGTGTTTTCAACTCAGCGTTCGGATAAGATTTTGACAAACGATTGGGACAATTATACGAACTGGGACGATCCTCATATTGCTCCCTTTACGTCTACAGGTACTGCAAATGACATCTTTTCATCTATTACTCAATCCTCAGAAACACAAACTTTTATGTATTCAAGTGGACAATTGCAAATTACCTCTATCTATCCTCGTGATCCAATTGTAAATGGTCAAATTTTATTGGATGGAAAAGAGCGGTTTTCAGTGAAACCTACTTCTTACTTTTCATTGCTTCAAATGTACAAGCACACAACCGGTGATAGTCCAGTTCTACCAGGTGTATACATGTATTCATTTGCTCTCAATAATGATTTATATCAACCTAGTGGAGCAATCAATGGAAGTATGTTTAACAAAGTCATTTTACGAGTTGGATTACAACAACCTCTTCCAACTACACAAGGAGTTGCTTCTCAGTCTACAGTATGTGTATTGAAATCTTCTGTCTTTAGTCCTAATCCGGTTATAGTAACAGCAGCACAACTTGCATTGAGGAATCCAGATGGAACCTTATTGTATCCTCCAGATACAATCGTATCCGTTGTTCGAAATACAAACGGAGATAGTGTGATCTTTGAATACACCTACAATTTAGGAGTCTACGTTGAATCCATCAATTTCTTAAGAATCGTTAGTGGTCTTGCGAATTTCGTATTTGCTAACTAACAATGGGCATTACAATCAAACGTGCTACCTGGGGTGACGAAAAAGCAACCACAGATATTACTGCTTCAATGGTAGAGAAAGCAAAACCAGGATACCTTGATATCGTTGCAGACAATAAACTAGTTCCTGCAGTGGATTTATTGACAGGTTCTAAAGACATTTCAATTGATGATACAGAAATGGGTGTAATTAAACAGGATGCAATAAAGAATTGTGGTGGTGGAGAAGATCAGAAATGTGTTGACTATCAAGTTAACATGATGCAATCAAGTCTTTTACAAAAAAAGGTTGCCGAATCGCAATCATCTGCAAATATTGTAACTGGTCGTCGTTTAACCTTGACCTATATTGATAATAAGGGTGTTGAAAGACAAACTGCAATTCCAGATGGACAACAAGTCAAGTTTGGTGAAAAACCTAAATCATCTTTTAGTTTACCGTCTATTTCATGGTCTGTTTTTACTGGAGTTGGAACAACCTTTTTTTACATCACAATGATAGTCTTAGGTGTAGTTCATGTCTATGCTGTTGCTTCAACCTATCGCACATTTGCTGAAATGGGTCTGACCACCGCTAAAGTCGTATTGACTGCAATTGCTGCAATCATTCCACTCTCAGGATTGTTAATTACTCCAATAGGCGTTGCGTACTTACAAAAAGTTCCCTCAAATGTATAATGTTTCATATCCTGTGGATTGCTGCAGGCGTCATCTTTGGAATGTTGATTGCATGTGTCGTCGTTCCTCCTACTCGCATCCAAACTACAGTTCCAACTCCTCATGATGAAGACCTCTTTCATACCGATACAGGGTGTATACGAACTCATGCCATTGAAGTTCCTTGTGGAGTTGAAGCAGATTCATTGAATCTACTCGCAAGTCTAAACAAGAAGTAATGCTAGACATCACAAAGGCGCTGGAACGTGCAGGACCCTTTTTTTCGTTCATTATTGGACTCGGACTATCCGTATTGTTGTTTCATCGTAATTACGATACATATCGCACACTTGCCTTGCCATTGACTGAAATAGAATCCAAGACGGTAAAAGTAGATGGAAAATGTTACAAGTATCGCGTGGAAGATGCAACTTGTGAAATCCCGTCTCCTTCATAAACAATGGACGATTCAACTTCTTTAGACGCCCTCCTCCCTTCGCCTCAACTCCCTCAATCAATGCCTCCTATGGCAGGTGTTTCTGGATCCGATCACATTCAGAGAACACAGATGGCACCTTCTTTCAAACCTAGTCTCCCTATGATGCGAATGATGTGGGCAAACTTAACATTGTACATCTCGTTCTTTTTAGCAACTGTCTTGTTATCATTGTCAGCACCTCGTGATTTGCTATTGCGATACATTCCTAACGCATATACCTCAGGAGGTGTTGTGTCTTGGCAAGGTGCAGGTGTTCTAGGACTTGCAGCAGTCGTTGTATCTCATTTGCTAAACGTGTTTCTACTTAGTTTTCTAGGATAGTAATAATGGAATCTCGACTAGGTGAAAGAGTAAACATTAGAGACTTAGTTGTAGATCGTCCGTACTTACTAAGTTTACCTAACTGGAATGACCAAACTAGACCTTTTATATCTCGCGTTTTTGTTACATCTAAAAAACGCATAAATATCCCTGGACAGATGCTAGATGGTATGCCTGTAAGTTTTGAAACTTATCGTATATATGTTAAACCTCTAACAGAAACTAGTAATAGAATTTTAGGCAATATGATGACACTAACGGTTGAAGATTGGGAGGATAAGAAATTTTATGAAGATAAATATTCAAATGTTTTAGACTCAATCAATAAACAACCTTCTAAAAAACTTAAGGATATTGTTATGGGAGAACTAAGAGCAATGCCAGGTGCAGTTGATTATGAAGAAACTAAGGCAAAGTTTGGTAAGGGACTCAAAACCCGTAAGAGAAGACATAGACTTAAGCGAACGATGAAAAGAAAAAATGGAAGGCATTTAATCAGAACTGTTTAACTCATACAAAATGACGACTCCTATTCTCTTAGAATCTGACATTCAGGTACTCTTGGCTATTTCAAAGCACTACACAGAAGAAGCAAAACTTGCCTATGCATCTAGTTTGACTAAACTTTTAGTTGAAACTGCTCGTGCAAAGCAGATTCGTTCTCGGTTTCAAGAATCATTACAAAATGGTGTTTCAACCAAGTTTCTTCTGTATCAACTCAATCGCACAGATACATTTCGTTCAATCACTATAGACATTGAAGCTCTCTTCAATTTCTATAATATTATTGGCGAACTTGAAGAGCAATGTGGTAAATATGTTCATGCTACGTATGGACTTGAAGATTCTAAAATCAATATCTTTCTAGAGTTTATTCCTCCTGCCGTGATACCACAAAAGGCTGAACCATTCTCCGATCAAATATGGGAGAGACGTCTAGAGAAGGAGACGAGCTGGTAAACATTTTGAATACACTATAATAATGAGATACATCAATTCAAATCCAATTGCAATAGATCGTAATGGTACTGTTTTTATGTCAAGTTTTACGAATCGTGTACGAGATGAAAACAGAAATAATACTATTCTGAAATTTGTTCGAGGTGTTCGAGGAGTAAATGTTTCAATATTTGTAGGTCAATCTCCAAGAGGATCTCAAGATGGAGTTGGAGAAGAAGCTACATTTTATGGACCAAAAGGTATCGTATACTTTAATGAATTTTTGTTTGTAGTAGATACTCATAACCACAAAATCCGTAGAATAAGTGCTGATGGAACTGTAAGTACATTTGCAGGTAATGGAACTAGGGAAATTACAGACGGAACTGGAACTGGTGCAAGTTTTAAACTTATAACTTGTATTACAGTAGATCGAACTGGAAACTTATATGTAGCGGATGATGGAGGTACCCTAATACGTAAAATAACACCTACTGGAGTTGTTACTACGTTGAATATAGATTATACTAATTTAGATGAAAGTTTACTATTTGATGAAATTGATTATCTTGCTGCAGATGGAATAGGAAACTTGTATTTTACATCCTTTGGATCTCATTGTATCTTTAAACTAACAGGATATACTACACTAAGTATTCTTGCTGGAAATAATGATCCACCTGGATATGCAGATGGCAGTGGAAATGAAGCAAGTTTTAATGAACCTACAGGAATTGTAGTAGGTAGAGATGGAAACATATATGTTGCTGATTTCAATAATCATCGTATTCGTAAGATTACCCCTGCAGGTGTTGTCACTACTGTAGCAGGTGATGGAAATCAAAGAAACAGAGATGGTGTAGGAAGAGCAGCCTCATTTAATGGACCAATGCATTTAGGATTTCATGCTGATGCTGATGCTGCTGATCTTCTTTATGTTGTAGATGGTGATGATGATGACCTTGCAATTCGGTTTGTAGATGTAGGATCAGGATCTACTAGAACACTATTTACTGCACGTCCTTTACCTCCAGATTATCTTACACCTAATAATATTATTTCAAAACAAATTGCAAGAGGTTCAAGTGATGCAATTTCATCGGATGATATTGAAGAAGGTTCAATTGTAGGACAGATTGTAGGTGAAGAAGAAACGATTGCTAAATCAAGTTATTACTTCCCTAACTCATTAAATAACTTATGGTCTCAAGGACTATCAAAGTTCATAGATCCAATTACGCGAAAACCCATTGTAGGTGTGAAGTGGTATAAAGCTGAATTAGTGGATGCAGGTGGTCGTAGAACCCGTAAGAGAAATATAAAAAGACGTGCTACATTCCGTAAAAAACGAATCCAGATTGGCAAATCAAAGAAATCTCGCAAGTAACAATGACTCCACACCAATGTTCAGCCTGTCGTGTGTTTATTCACGACACTCTGAGTGTTCCGATTTCTAAAGATGAACTGTATTATGGATATTACAACTTGAAATGCATACCACCACTACTTCCCGAATTGATTCCTGAGTTTCAAAAACTCGTATCCAATCACCGATTTGATTTAGGACAAGTTCCTTTGAGAAAATACACAACCTATATTGCGATTCGTCTAATTGAATCAGGATTAGTGAAACGAAAAGGAATTTCCTTTCATGGAGAAATCACAAGTTCAAAACCACTGATGATGGCACTTCAGTGGATTTATTACTATTTTGAAAAACTCAAATATCTTAAAGCAATCCATGATAGTCATTCTGGAGGATACAAAGAATCTCCCCCTGCTCCCTTACCTGTTCATATCCTTCTGAGATATGAAGATGCAGGATTTGTCTCGGTTAAAGACAACATGCTCTAAATAAGTAATGTTCCTCCAACCTAGATATCTTTTTGAACCTCCTGCATGGTTTTATCCTCGTATTCTGGTTGGAGCAGGAGAAATGCTAACGCCTGCATTTTGTACTAAGTATAATATTACACACGTTATCAATTGTGCATTTCCAGAAGATTCACCTGCTTGGTTTCGAACACAAAATCCTAAAAAGTATGTAGGGTTGAGTGCAGAAGATTCATTAACTGTCAATATTCTCACATGGTATCCTGCATTTGAAGCTGCATTATCTACCTTTTTACGTGAACCTAACTCTGGAACAGTGTTTGTTCACTGTCAATGCGGTATTAATCGTTCTGCCTTCTTGACTCTGACCTATATAACGACTCATTTTTCAATGCCTTACGATTCTACATTCGCACTCTTGAAAAGACAACGACCTTGTATGTTCACAAATCCAGTCTTCATGAAGCAAACACAAAGACTTGTAAATGGATGTGTTCCGAATTCGTAAAACGAGAGAGGTGGGAAGTACAGGTTCTTCAATGGGAACGTTAGATTCAATTCATCAAGATCAAGTTCGGAGTTTGTATACGTCCGACATACAGCGGGATGAATTGACTCTTAAACTTAAAACACTACGAGAACAACGTGAAACATTAAGTTCTTCAACTGAACTTACTGAGATTGTCAAATGTTCTCAAATTGATCGCCAAATTCAAGAAGTGGAAGATGAATTGTCAAAGAGTAATCCAGTTGAAGAATACTATATGAAAAACGTAGACATCTTACTAGACTATTATGGTAAGGAAACCTCTAGCGTTGCACAATCTACTCCACTTCCTAAAGATACAAATACATTCATGAAATTCTTTTCAGTGAATACACCAACCGATACAGGATTATCCAAGAAACAGATTTTTGATGAATATGTCACTCGTATGAAACTTACTAATGGTCCTGAAGCAACTCAATTGTTAACTGAACATTGTCCTGAATGCAATGTAGCACGTGAAGAAATCAGTTCAGAAGGTATTTTAGTCTGTCCTTCCTGTGGTTCCGAAGAGTATGCATTAGTCGTTTCAGATTTCCCTAGTTTCCGTGATCCACCCAAAGATCGAAACAATTATGCATATAAAAAGATTAACCATCTCAATGAGATTCTGAACCAGTTTCAGGCAAAAGAATCTACCATTATTCCTGAAGAAGTTATGAATGAAGTGATTCTTGAAATCAAGAAACGAAGGATTGATAACATTGCAGATATGTCTGAAGAAGACATACGTCAGATTCTGAAAAAGTTAGGACGATCAAAGTACTACGAGCATCGTGCACACATTTTGAGTCGTTTGAACGGTAATCCTCCACCTACCATTACCCCTGAAATAGAGGAAAAGGTTCGTGCAATGTTTCAGGAGATTCAGGCGCCTTTTTTGTTATATTGTCCAAATGACCGAACGAACTTTTTGAGTTATTCCTACATTTTGTACAAGTTCTTTGAGTTGCTGGATTTGGATGAATATAAAGTGTTCTTTCCGTTATTGAAATCACGCGACCGGTTGATTGCTCATGATACAATTTGGGCAAAAATCTGCGATTACCTGAATTGGGAATTTATTCGGAGCGTATAATAAATGCCTACCTTGGAATCCAGGCTTGAGAAAGCGAAGAAGGAAGTTGAAGATTTAAAGGATAAGTTTGAGAAATCCTTACCTAAAGAACATATAAGCACTCGTCGCAGTTGGGAAAATGTTAAATTTGCTCATAAAGACTATCCATCTACAGTAAAAGCCCACAAAAAGTTGCTAGTTGCTGAGGCAAAACTTGGGCGATTAGAAGTCAAGGTTCACAACAAGAAGAAGGGAGGTAAGACACGTCGTTCAAAGCGAGGCACAAAGGGAACTCGTCGTCATTAATCCCGATCACTCGGTAAACTCATAAGACCGTAAAGGACAACGAAAAAGACTACTGTATGAAGCATGAAACCAAACGCAGTGGGGCATCCATTGACTGCAACTCCTGCAATCAATGAATTCACAAACTTGAATGTAACTGGATTGGCTACAAGGAAAAACGCAAGGGCAGAATACAACGAGTACTTAAACTTCAAACCTTCAGACTTAACTCCCATTTATGTTTTCCGCAACAATTGTTATTGGTTTATCAGGTTCAGTCAATGAAATGATTTGAAGGGTTTTTTCAATCTCAATCATTGACGCTTTGATACGAATCATATCTTTCTCACACTCTTCCCACTTACCCCAACCATACGAAATCGTTTGACTGTGTTGATTGTGATAATAGAATGTCAAGAAGGGTTGACCTAGACATGTTGTTCCCATACTAACATTTGCAAGGGAAGGAATGTGAATCACTTGTTGATGAATACGAATAAAGCGAGGCATTTTAACTATGACTACGATTTATTTGAAGTGTTAAGTTCCGTTTTAACTCATTCTTCCTAGTAGGAAAAATGAGCTACTATCAAAAAATTGAAACGATTGCTACTAAACTAGGAGAGTATGCTGCAAACTCTCTTAGAGAACACTCTGAAGAAGGAGTTCGTTGGTCAATGGGAAAAGGAAAAACTGAATTCAAAGTTGTATATCACAATGTCTACCACGAACAATTTAAAGGTCTTATGGATTCTGTAGCAGTTATGAAAGTGAATGACTTAGCAAAAAATACTTCAATATTACTTACATCTCTTTACCATTCAAAAATAGAGATGAATAGTATGATTAGTATATTGACCGTGTTTATAGATCTACAAGTTAGAAATATGAACTTGTGGGAGTAGAGTTAGACTAAATCGTTTCTTGAATGTATGTTGAATTTTTTTAACTGCTAGTTTTCCTCTATTCCAATCATACTCCCACATTTCAATAACACGATATCCAAGTGATTCTAGTTTGGATTTCCGAATCAATGTTTTTGCGAACAGTTCTCCATAAGTAGATTTAGTCCTAGGATTTATTAGTGATTGGTCGAAACTTTTTGGATTTCCGTGCCAGAAATCACCTTGAAACTCGAAGATTGTATTAGTTTCTGATGAATATCCGTCAACAAAGATATTTATACCTGGAGGTTTGAATTCTCCACTTTGACCATACTGTATATCCTCCTCAACTGCAATATAGTTTAGCCACTCTATCTGAGGTTTCGAAAATCGACTTGAACACGAACCACAACCATTTCCTTGTAAATGATGTTCACAACGCTGTGTAAATATATGTCCATTTGGACAACGTATCTGAAAGAATGCTCTATTCTTTAGATCAATTTCTCTAAATACACGAAGATAGTTGTATTTATAACCATGAACAATATTTGCTTTATCTATCCATTCTTGATCAGATCTTGTTTTTGTCTGAGCTAGTTGTTTGAATCCACACTCTTTACATCCAGATCCCTGTATATGAGAAACTGGAATTTGTTGAAACTCTCCATGAATCTTACATATAATTGTAACAGGTGTCAAAGAATCTACATAATTAACCAATGAGTAATCATAACGTTCTCCATGAGATATTTTAAAACGATCAATACATTCTTCTTGTGTATATGATTTCCTAATTCCTGCTTCAATATTAGAACATTGCATACATCCTCCTTTCGATTTTTCACGAAGATGCGTATGTGCATCAATTATAAATACATGTTCTCTTGAACATGTTATTTCAATAGGACTAGTCATTCCATTATAGTTTTGCTCATTAAACTTGAATATATCCTTTCCATATTTTTCATCTGAAAGACGTCTAAACTCTGCGAATGTTCTACCATGACCAGAACATTCACCACATCCGTCTCCTTGTAGAAACTTATTAGGAAGTCGATTAAACATATGTCCTTTTGGACATCCAATCTTCACTGGAGTCATTGAATTAACATAGTTAACCTGATCATATTTGTATTTATCATTATACATTGCAATTGCTTTCTGTATGAATGACTCTCTTGTATCTGGGTTTCCATTTGAACAACATGAAGGACATCCATGAGTTCCTCCTGGTCTAAACATTCTACTAGGTTTTCGTTGATATTTTAAACCACATAAACATTCAAATTCTGCATCAGAAGTCATAGTTCTATACTGTGTTTTAGAGTGATTTATCTTACCTGGATGATGTTCCTCCATACGTCTTTCAAATTCATCTTTTGATATTGAGTTTGGCATTTTCTTTGTTTCTCTCTACATCATTTTGACTTGAAACAAATATATTCATTTTAGACTAACTCTTTAGAATTCCTCTCTACACAAATATGTTTCATACCACGAGTGAGTGCAACGTATTTCAGATTAAGATCCTCATCAACTCCAACATCACTTGAAACTCTTATATAATCTGATTCAAGACCCTTGTAGGAATGAATCGTATACATTTTTACATTAGCCTTTGACTCTGATACGATATTATCATAAATATTATTTAGAAGGTCGTCAAGATCTTCCTTGCTGAGTGTTCTAAGAAACTTAGGAAGATCGTCCTCATACTTATCGTCATCAAATCCTTTCTTTTGAACACGTTCATGACTTTTACGAATCTGATCAACCTTCATATCAAAATTACAGATCCATATATCTTTCATGGTCTTTGCAGTAGTTAGTAAGTGTCTCCATGTTCTAAATAGGTATACGTACTTCTCTTCAGACATCTCATTTGAAAGCACAGTGTTATTCTTGCTCTTTGAGATCATCCAGCAGTTTTTGAATTGATTACGAATTTCCTCACAAGCAGGATTTCCAACACGAAAGGTTGAATAAAACTCAATTGTAAGGGCAGTTTTTGGCATAAAGTCAAATCCATTAATACATCCACGCCACTGATAAATTGATTGTAATGGATCTCCAACAAATATTTTTGGAATTGTAGTATCATTTAACAACATAGTTAACATCATCATATCAAAGTCTTGTGTTTCATCAATCATGATCATATCATATTGAGTATCAAGTACATTGAACCAATGTTGAAGAAGTGAAATCTTTCTAAGACTTTCAAATGTAACCAACTTTCCTTCTAGTGCTTTTTTCCAGAGACCATCTACTAATGGTTTTGACTTACCTTCTTTTGATTCAAAGTATTCTGCTGGATCTGAACATGCGTCTTGTAGACAAAACTCACTGAATGAATCTACACACTTCTTTCGAATAGGAAACATCTTTCCCTTAAGCCATGGAACAATTTCCTGAACTGTCTGTGGATTAAGAAATGTAATCTTTGGATCTGACTTTTTAATGGATTTATAACATGACACTAACAATGAATCGAATGTCATTGGTTCTAAGTTCTTAATTCCGTCTTTACGTATCTTTGTTTTGATTTCTGTAATAAGTGCCTTATTAAACGCAAGATATAGTATCTTCTTGTCATTATGAACTTTTGTTAAGGTTAGTAGTGTTGTTGTCTTGCCACTTCCAGCCACTGATTTTATAGCAACAATATCATTCTTATCAAATTGATGCTTATTGACATATTCGCGATGGATATCATCTAGTAGAAACATTGACTTCTTACATCGTGCAAAGATGTTGCGAATATATGCTATGTTGTTTGGTAGACTTTCAAAGTAATCTTTTCCTTCTTTAGTCATCGTGTTATGCAGACATGTTGTTTCATATACCTCTTCAAATGAACATGGACTTCCTAACCAAACATTTCGCAACCTCCCTTCTACTTCAATGTGATAACTCTCTCTGTCTTCAAGTAATATCCATTCTTTTGATCCTGTATAAAGATATACGTTATTCTTTACTACCTTTACTGCATTTTCCCAGTTATCATGTGGAATTTCACAAACAACCTTATCACCTATCTCAATGTTGCGAATATACTGATTCTCAACATTGAATATCCAGTCTATAAATGTAGTTTCATCACGACTTTTGATCGCTTCAACAGAGATATGAGAATTCTGAAACTCAACTCCAGTATTATCAGATGCATCAAATACATCTACAATATGCTTGATATCATCGCGCTTTCTTATCACCTCTCGTGCTTGAGGATTCATAAAGTTGGAGAGTTTATTATGCCATGTTGTGATATCTCTTACCTTTTCTAATGTAACCTTCTCACATTCAATATGAGTATCCTTTGTAGTGTTAGGATGATAGAAATGATCAGTATAGTTCTTATCTGCATTCCTTGACTGTCTGAAATGAACCGACTTATCACACACGAAGCACTTGAAGTCTGAATCCTTATCAATTCCATACTTATATATGTAATCTGATGTAATCACTTGATCTTTATAAATGGCAAAATCAGGCATCTAATAGTTAAAAATTGATGTGTGTTCTATCTATATTCCATTTTACATATTCGGTGAATACACGCCTTGTGCAAAGATTGCTGCTGATATACCACCTGTTACAAGAATGGTGAATATCCAAGATACGAAGATCTTAGCCATGATTTTCCAGTTGAGGTCTTTGAGTTTCTTATCGCAAAGACTGATACCTACAAC